TCGGCGAATTCAAAACCCCTTCCGGTCGCACGAAGCTCTTTTACGCTTCTGAGCAAAGTTTGCTCGCCAAAAGCTTTATCTGTAGCCGCCTGAATCCTTGGATAGGATTTCTGCATTTCTGCGATATATGTATTCACTAGATTCTGTACCAACTCGATCATGAAACGAGATGGGCTGGCGATGCCAAACACATTTTTGATTGCTTGGGCTGCAGCAGTCGCAAAAGATCTTGCCGACGTCGCTGCTTCGGATGCACCTTTCTTAAGGCTTGTTGCAAATGTATCTCCAATGTTTTGCGCTACATTACCTACTGCTGGTTGACCCTTTCTGAACTCGCGCACGATTTGATCAATCGCCTGCGCGGGAGACACACCACCAAGGAAAGACTGACGCGCCCCGCGAGCCTCTTGCAGCCCTTGAAGTGCTTGCTCAAGGCCAGAGCCTGCAACTCCTCCGCCAGCAGCAGCTCTTGCAAGTTTCTCTTGCGCAGCCTTCCATTTTGGGCTGCCAGTCATTGTGGCAGTGCCAAGAATTGGCGACGACGGGAATCCTTTCTGCGCTTCTTTCAAGGCTCTATCCGCTGCTCGCTCTGCAGCTTTTGCTGCACTTTCAAGCTTTTGCCTAGCAGATTCCTGCGCGGTTCTCCACCTTGGGCTACCCTCTACTGTTGCACTTCCAAGAATTGGAGACGAAGGGAATCCCTTCTGCGCTTCTTTTAGAGCTTTTTCTGCCGCTCTTTCTGCTGCGACAGCAACTTGCTGCTGAACCTTCGCTGCACGCTCTTCAGCTCTGCGCTGAACAGCAGCGCGCTTTTCTGCCGCAGCGCGATTTCGCTCCTGAGCCGCAATGGCTCTAGGACTGCCCGCCATGGAGACAGCGCCCATGATCGGCGAAGAAGGAAATCCTTTTTGCGATTCCTTGAGAATTCTGTCGGCTTCTTTATTTGCAGCGTTCTCAGCGGCTTTCGCTGATTTTTCTTGTGCGCGTAGAGCCCGCTCTGCAGCAGACCTCGCCCTTTCTTGAGCCGCAAGAAATTTTGGACTCCCAATCATTGTTACAGCACCGCCAATTGGCGATGCCGGGAATCCTCGTTGGGCTTGGCGAAGTGCAATCTCTTGCGCCCTTTGCTGAGCCGCAACTGCTTTAGGACTACCAGGGAAATTTACTCCACCAAGGATCGGCGAACTTGGTGCAATTTTTGCAACTCTTTGTTGCTCAACTAGCTGATCTTTGAGTAGCTTTAACTGATTCCTGAGTGCGGCTTCATACTGCTGTGCTTTTTTTAATTGATTACCGCCGGCTACTTCCTCAAAACTAGAAAGAGTCTTCCTTGCTCGATCAGTCTTAAGTCCAAAGGCTTCATATCTTGCGATCTCTTTGCTAAAAGCAAAAAGCCTACGCTGATTAGCTGTTCTACGCTCAGAGATTCTATTTATTTCATTGTCATATTCAATAATCCTTCCAAGCTCGGTAGCAATTGCCTGAACACCTGTAGCGCTTTTTCTATCTTTGAAAAACTTAAATCCTTCCTCTATGTCTCTGATTTGATCAGCAAATTGTTTTTGATTGGCTACACTTGTGCGAGAGAGCTGTCTCTGTCTTCTTTCGTATAAATCAACAGCGGCATTGAGCTTGCTCTGCTTGACAATGCTGCGCTCCTGCTCCTTGATTTGCTGCTTTGAAACAGATACAACTCTTTCGAGCTCATTTGCCTGCTCTCTAACAAAAGAAGCAGCAGCCTGTGATCCTTGAAACTTTTTCTTTGTCTCAAGATCCCCTACGGTTTTGTATAAATTATCAATTTTCTTCTGAATACGATTAAGCGCAGCCTCACCCTGAACCACAAGGTTGATAACCGCCTCGTAGCTTGCCACGTCAACAAGTCGCTATGTCCCTTGAGTCTAGCCAAATACGAAAAAGCCGCCCCGAGAGGCGGCTAACGACGAGCCTGACGCTTGATCTTCTCCATCTCTTTCTCTTGCCTCCTGTTCTTGATAGAAAAGTAAGCGGCCCAGAGTGCAAGCTCCTCATCTGTCACTTTGTTTTTAAGTTCAAACAAAGTGCAATGCAAGGCTTCCGCGAGAGAAAGTTGGAAGTAAAGTCTGTTGTCAGACTCTAGCTCTTGCTCAATCGCTTTTGGAGTCGGGCTCTACATCCTCCGAGCCACGAGGGCGAAGGACGCAAAGAATTAGTTTTTGCACGTCTTCATCTTCAACCTCCCTGCGCAGAACAGCGGCGTCTCCAGACTTGAAAAGTCGCTCACCATTCTCGTCGAGGGCTTTGGCGATCAGAAGCTGCATTGCAAAGTCGTTTGCGTTGTCAGACTTTGCATCTTTTTGCGCCTTCTCGCGTTCAGATGCGGTCAAAGGTGTGGCATAAAATACAAACTCGCTGCCATCAACAAGCTCAACAACTTGTTTGATTGGCTCAAAGTTTGAAGCCTTACGCAAGCGATCAATTGCCCTCATTGGAGAAGCTGGGGTAGGAGTGGCGGCCATAGAAAAACCGTGGTCAGCTTGGATTGTAGATCAAAAATGTCTTTATCGCAATCAACGAGAGATCTCTTCAAAATCCATAGAAGCGACGACTTGATCGTCTGCCCCGTCAGAAGCGATGACAAGGGTTAGCTCGTAAGGCGTAGAGGTAAAAGAGTCGCGTTCTAGCTGAAACTTAAACAAAGCCTCTTTCAGGATGTCAACACCGGCCCCACTTTGATTCGTTGAGCTAAAAAAGCCACTAGCAACGATGCGGCCATCGGCGTAAGAGGTTCCAGTAATGTTATACTCAACAGAGCTATTCGCACCCGCGCTTACCCAAGAACCCCCCGTCGTTGCACCAGTTGCACGAACCTGCCAGTTAAAATTGCCAGTAGAAATAGAAAGCAAAGAAAGCGCTGTTAGGATGACAATTCCATCAAGACGAGCAGACTTGAGACGAAGTGAAATCACTGGGTAAAAGGTCCCAGCAGTACCAAGCGTGCGAGGAGAGGTCAACGGAATTGAGACGGCTTGCTGTAATCCCCGGAGTTCGTAGCCGCCTTCAGAAATCACTGTCGAGCAGATTTGCTTTAACGTGCTTGCACTCGCAGTTCCTGCCGTGTTCTCGATTTCATAGCGCAATGGCAATGATGCAGTTGTAATATAAGTTGAAGCAATAAGATTGGCGTGATGGAAAGAGTGGCACAGGATAAAAACTCCGTTAATCACAAAGCCAAGTCGAACAGTGCCCAGCCCGAGCCACTCAATATCGACCCACATAATCTGTGCCTTTGTCGCATCAAGCGCAAAGCCTGACTCACCTGTTCCGTCAAGCTTGTCGCCGTTCCAGTCAGCTTGAGCAACTTTTGTTTCAACGACAGACCCACTAACTGAGCTGCGCTCAACGAAAGAGAGCGTTGAGCCATCCAGCTCCAAATAGATGCCGTTCGCCACTCCATAATATCCAACACGCTGCCTCAGCCCCGCTTTTGCGGGGTTCATCACGAAAGTGTTCAACGCAAGTAACGACTTACCTGGCTGATAACTAAAACACTTGGTCGTTTCTCTGTAAACCTTAGATCCCGAGGCTGTCGTAACAGCAAGATCAACAAGACCCTCGTTTGCCGAAAATGTCGCAGCACCGCTATTCGATACGCTCGTAGCCCACAGCCCATTATCCGCGTACCGATGACTCGAATCAAAAAGCGTCAACGGATCAGAAACCCTTAGACGCCCAAAAGCATCAACAGATGCACCTGAAAAACTTGAATCTACTTCAAGCTTGCCATCATTTGTTGCATCAATCTCTCTTGCGGCGCCCGTGGGCAGTGTTCCGTGGACTACAGCGTCAGGCATGATCGTACTCAGAAAAAAGAAAAGCCCCGCCGAAGCGGGGCTGTGTAACCCTGGCTGAATCAGGTGGTAGCAAAGTCAAAGCTCACAGCTTCCGAAGGACGGAAGTTGATGGCAACAGACTGAGCGTCGTCCGGATTCACGTTCAGAGAAGCCGAGGTCAGGGTGACAGGCATCTCGATCGAGCGAGATTTAGTGTCATCCACAGAGCCACCAGACTCAATGCGCTCCAGGTAGAGCTTCATGCCAGCGCCCACCTGTTTGCGCAGCAGCACGTCCTGCACGAGGCGATTGGCCAGAGCGTTATCTTCGTCGGTCATGTAGACGTTGGCGGTGCCATTGGCATCACCAAAGCCAGAGATGTACTTGCGGAAGGGCACGTACTGACCAAGGGTCTGACCGATGGTTGTAACATCAATTTCGGCGCGTGAAATTTCAAGGCTCCAGTCGCGCACTTCTGCCACAACTGCGTAGCTGGCGTAGAACACTTCAAACTTGTTAGGCGCAGCAACAGTGCCGTCATCAGCAATGTCAACAGTTGCACCGCCAGCAGTGGTGGAAACTTGCAGAAGTCCAGTGGAGCTGCTGTAAGCAATTACGTAATAGGTGGTTGCGGTACTGAGAGGGGAAGGAAGGGTGCCAGAACCAGCAGCGCCAGTTTGCGTATTGCGGAAGTTAAATTTTACAGGATCGCCAACCTTGAAATTCAGATTGGCTCCAACGTTGATCGTGTCGCTTCCGACAACAATATCGGATTCACCAAAAGTTGCTGTGGTACCTGCGGGCTTGTAGTAGAAGGCGCCAGAAACGCCGGACAGAACGGTTGCCATGACAAGAAGGGGGTAGTGGCTTGTGTGGGCACTGCCCAGCTAGATACAGGTTAGCGATTACTTGACGCTCGCCTGCCAACCGGTATCAATACGCCCAATAAAATGAGGCGAATCATTTGGCGACTGAAAAGACGGCCCAGTAATTGCACCTGTTCTTACATAAGTAGTAGTCGATGTTTTATTTGCTGCATTTAGCGCATCAAGAGTCTGCTTTGCAAGCTGAATTAACTGTTGGCAACGTGCTGGTCCTGCGCTTTTGGGAGCAAAGCAGCGAATAATTAATGCACCTCTCGCGTAATCAAGCGACCCATCAAGCGTCGATTCGGTCGTCAATCCAAACGTAACGTTGATTCGCACGTATTCACTCGGTGGGTCAGGAGGAACCGCAGTGATGTTATCAAAATAAACAGGAACAGGCGGAGATTGAGTGTTGTAAACGGTAAGCAATGGTGCCTCGATCTTGGCACGAATGGACTGATAGTTCATTAACGAATACCTCCAAATCCAATGCTAAAACCGTAACGAAGATTTTTGTTCAATTTACCACCCAGTGCATAAGTTGTTAGCCAGTCAGGCTCTGCCGTAATCATTGCGTTTGGCTTGCTACTGTCGTCATGGCCCATGCTGATGTCATAACGAAAAGACGGCTCCTGCTCGCCATCTGCGTCTTTCGGGCGAAAGCCAAACTCAACAGGATCTTTTAGCGGATCGGCATCATTTGGATGCGTGAAAATTGCTTCCTCGCCATCAATTGCGATTGCAGCATGTGGCGCGGTATTTACAATCTGAAATTGCTTTACCCCTTTTTCGATTGCTTTCTGAAAGCGCGAGACAGGAAAATTGCGCTTGTCATATTTATAGATTCTGCCTGAACCTCTTGGCGAAGATGCACTTTGCCCAGGTCCAACAACATCCCAAGAAGCGGAAAATTCACCACTCCAGGCCGGGCCAACATCAACTAAACCATTAATGATTTCCACGGCTGCGCTTTGAACACCGTAAGCAATTTCGTTCTTCATGCGTTTTGTTAGTTCCTTCAAATTGCTTTTCTTTGCCATATCAACTCAACCTCCCAACAACTGAGTGCAGAATAGCGCTATCGCCTCGATACGAAAACATGCCAATAATTTTTGCAGTTCTTGTCACCCCATTCTGTAAGTAGCGAATTGAGTCAGTTGTTTGCGGAAAATACCCAGAAAGAGAGTCGGCGGCAATGAGAATTTTTACATCAGTTTGCTGATACAGCCCCTGCATCTCCTCTGGCTTTAATTCAGAGATAACAATCTTGATCGCAATCTCGGCTGCAGCTCCCGAAACCGTGCCTGTTGTTGGATTGTAAGTCGGATTTGCGTTGGCTTTAATATATGTCGCGTCAACCCCAAACTGATTGATCAGCGGGGCGGGAATTGAAGAAAAAATGTCGTCAACGAGAGACATGGTTCATCACAGCGGGTTGCTGTACCAGCCGCCGCGAGCAGGGAAAACTTGATTCCCAGCGAAGCGAACACGACTCGGGCGGAACGAGGCGCCGCCGTAGTAGGGGTCAATACGCGCCGTGCTGCTACGGCTCACATACGGTTGATTGAAGCTTGGGTCAATCATGTAGCGATACAGAATATCCATTGCAAACGGTGGAATGTAATCAATTCCCGTTTGTGGAATGTCACCTTGCTTAAACTTGACGCGTAGTGCTCCATCGCCCAATTCAACTTCCTCGTATTGATTTGTGCTACGAAGAGTTGCACCACCATCGTTTGCGGCAACTGCTGTATATCCGCCCCCACTTCCAAGAAATGCCGCCATGTAAGCGACAGCAATTTCAAAATCAATTGGCAGCTCATCAGTTGGCAATTGGCGCCCATCAACCTTGATCAGGCGCGGCCAAGAAAGAGACTGCGAAGCATCGGCGACATACCCCTTCCACTTCAAGGGGTTGACAGTCATCGTTGCGGCAACAAGTGTCTGCTCTTTTTGTGTGTTGTTGAGAGCAAGCCAGGCCGTAATGCCAGCGCTCACAGGAAGCTCACCGAGAAGCGTGGTGGCCCTCGCAACACTGATGAAGGAGTTGGCGTTAGCAGCTCCCAGGGTCGATACGAAGGCCATCGTGACGCCTCTCTAGGGCTCAGCCCTTGACAGTGGTGGTCTTGGTCTTTGCGCTGGCCACGGGAGCCTTAGGCGCAGGTGCGGGGCAGGCGACAGGAGCTTCCTCAACGGGGGCTTCAGCAGGTGCTTCAACCTCAGTCTTCAGCTTGGCCTCTTCTTGCTCGCGTGCGAGACGAAAAGTAGTAATCGACATGACGGTTACTTGATAGTGAAAAGCCCCTCCGAAGAGGGGCCGTGACTACAGCGATCAGATGTAGCAGCGGAGCTGCGTGATCCGAATGTTGCGATCGTCGGTGAACACCTTGTCCCAGTTGGTGCCAGTAGCAAGCTCAGCATTGGTGGGCGAGTTGCCAGCAGCGTTGCCAACCCAACTGATGCCATTGGGATGCACCAGATAGTGCGTCCGGTTGATCAGGTAGTCGATGCCCTTCAGGGAATCGCGGTCAGTCTCGAGCGGGGTCTTGGCAGGAGCAGTTGCAAAAGCAAATGCACCAGGGCCGAAGAAGTAGGTGTGCAGCACGTCAGCACCGCCAGTACCGGCGCCAGCATCAACAGGCAGGGTGTCGTCAACGAACACCGGGCGACCCAGGTAGGTGCCCAGCTCAAGGCGTTGAGCAGACAGGCGAGTATCGAGCTGAGAGGTGCTGGAAGCAGGAACAATCAGATCCAGCTTCATCAGTGCGTAGTAGATGCGGGAGTGCATCAGAACGCCAGTCA